GTGGAAACAGGCTTCAAAAAAAAGCGACTGTCCTTGTCTTGCTTTTTTGAGTTACACGATACGCATGCAGCCACTAGGTTTTCAGGGTTCAATATCTCACCGCCTTTGGCTACCGGCTCCACGTGATCCACTGTCGTGGCAGGAGCTGCACAATACTGGCACGTGTGCCCATCTCTGGCCAAGATATACACACGCATCTTGCGCCATGCTGACCCGTACACACGGGCATGCTTACCGCTTACCATGCCTTCATCCTAGATGTCATCATAACAAATCCCACATACACACCATGAGCCAACCTCAAGAGCTTCACCCTCCGGTATTGCATCATCACACCTTGAGCATTTAATTGTGTCCATCAATGCCACTTATGTTTCTGCCAATGAGCATAAGCATTACAGCTTGATCCAGAATAGCGACTTTGAATGTAACGCAAACTCCAATCAATCATCCTAAACCCGTCAAGGTTTTGATACTTAATGTTTCGCATTTGACCCAATCCAAAGTGTTTACCGTTTGGGTTTATAGCTTCTACACGCCAATTTGATTCGGCTGTGATCAGCTTGTTAAAGCATTGAAATTGCTTGTAATTGACAATCCTTGAATGTGCATAAAGTTTCAGCGAATCAATTGATGTTGTTGTATTTACATCTTTTGTTGCGTTAGCCGGTGTTGTGCTAACAAAACATAGCACGGCCAAAACCATCAAACATCGGCTGCGAGCTATCCGGCTCACCGGCTCGCTACCTCGTGTAGATGGTATAGATGCTGTCAAATACCGAGCGTAATCTTGAGCGAGTCCCACAGGTTTCGCACACCTGTGGATAACACCTGTGGATAACTTATTCATAGACTTAACGCATCGATCTTGGAATCATCAACAATCTTGATGCCAAACGATCCGCATCCATGACATTGAGCGAACCATTCATGGGCAGTTAATTCAACGCCCTTCTTTAATCCGTGACGTTGTTTTGCTTTGCCGTAGAGCTTTGCACATATTGAGCAATCAAATTCAAGTATTGGCATGAGTTGATTTCCTTAACGTTTCGATGGGTTGTAAATTGATTTGGCTGACCCAGTAGCCGCCCATCGCTGAGGCAAATCGTGGCCTCTTAGCTACGCCAACCGGTATCCAGCCAACAACGTAATATGATGGGGATTCGCCAACAACAAGCACGGCGATATCTGTATCACGATCATCATCTGTAATGATCAAATGCCCGTTTTTGTGTGACGTTTGTTTGACTTCCATAGCGATGCCATTCCAATACACATCTGGTTCATTTTTGAATGTATTAACTGTTGGCTTGAAATCCTCAACCCCAAAGTATCGGGCAACGGCGATCTCTGCTCCAACACCCTCAGAATGAACAACAACGCCATTGTGGAAATTACCTTTATTGCCCATGAACTTAGGGTTTGATCCGTAACGTGATTCACGTGCCAACCCAGTCGTGTGGGCTAGTACCTCATCTTGACGCGACAATCGCACCATAATCATCGGCAATCACCGCAAAACCAAATTATCTTTTCTGTCCGGTCATATCCGATCTGATAACCAAATAAATCAAACTTTGTTAGCTTTGAGCATTTGTCGCATTGCTCAACCTTGTATTCCGAGATGACTTCGCCGTTAAAGTAAAGCCGAGCAATGCGCGTTTGTGGGTTGATAATCTCCATGTAATCGCTCATACCTGCGGCTCCCACTTTCCGCGACCTGTAAAGACATACCACACCGGTTCGCATTGATTTGGTTTACGTTCAATGCAGCTGTAATTGCCCCATGCTTTACCTGTTTTGGCCGATATTCCTTCGCGCCAAATGCGTTGACCATGTGAGCATTCGGGCACGTGTGACGTCATTTCATTACCAATATTAGACGTGACTTCTGCAATTGATCCCGTCGCATTTTGTTTTTGTTCGGCGTCTAGTAAATCTTGCTCTGTTTGGTAACTCGGCACATCGCCATGTTTGGTTGTCCAATAGTCATAATCAGACGCCGGTGTTTTGGTCTTAATCGATAAAATGACTTCCTTTGTAGCCTTTTCGGTATTGCCCATCACTAAGGCCATCACACGCATTAAAGCTGATGTAACAGAATCCTCAACCATCCAGCGTTTCATTTTGTCCGGATAAGCTGCGAGATAGCCGTACGCATAATCAATCCCAGCTGGCTCTGTCTCGCTTTGATTGCGCCATGCTTTTGCCTGTACTAAAACATAACCTTTTTCGGCATTAAATTCAACGATGTGAGCTTCTAATCTACCAAGCGGAAATGTTGCAATCCAACGATCCGTCCGATCTTTGTTGCCTTCGTAGCCGTCCATAAAAGTAGCCATTATTCACCCACCTGATCAAGCTGTGAGATGTGGCGAGATACAGCCCGGCCGCGTGTGTAGCCTTGTCGCTGGCCTTCTCTAAATCCTACAGAATAGGCCATTACAGCCCATAACAATCCAGCGATAATCATGAAGATCACAATTGAGATTTCATTCATTTGTCGAGCTCCCGAATCTGGAAACTACTGTACTTCGCTCCCAAACAAAGAGTGACAGCGAGAACCGACAAAATCAACAATCGCGCCTAAATTACGGCGTGTCTTTACTTTTTCTCAATGAGATGTGTGTATAGATAATCCAAACGCGCCTCGATGCGCGAAATCTGATCCTTCATACTCGATCCATGATTTGGAGAAAGTTCGCTCATCACCGCTTTGATGATGATTTTCATTGACGAATAAACGGCTGCCAATATCGCAATTACAAAACCACCAACAGCCGTCCATTCGCCTACGCTCACTTTTTTACGCCAAATGTGACGTCATTAGGATTGGCCCATCGAGCTAATACCGGCACAATGCCAGCGATTAAACCCATTGCCAAATCTTTGGGATTGGTATTGCCGGTCATATAAACGGCCAACGCACCGGCAACAGAGCTTCTCAGCCATGATGCCAGCATTGCTTTTGCTTGATCCATTAGTTTTCTCCTTTGTTCAAGCTCCCGATGAGAGCAGCGACTTTCGCTTCACTCAATTCAATTTCAAAGTGCATCTCATCTTTTCGATTTCTAAAATCTCCACCCCATTTAAGGCCGTATTTCTTAGCCAAAGCCCGAATCATTGGTACCTTTATAGCTGGAAATGTTCCAACACGGCCCAGCGGATGTAAAGTCGCGTTCAGATCAATGGCCGTGCCAGAGCTGTGATTGCTTAGTTTGTCAGTCGAACCTCTTACCATGCGAAAGCAATAGCCCCAATCGTCTAAAGAGCCTTGATCAATGGGTTCAATCAGCTTATGAAATTCAGAGCAAAATCCAGCGATCAATGGTGCAACAGCTTTAGCACATCGCACCTTGACCTTTGTACCCTCAATGGGAACGCTGATTATGTCTATTTCAGCCGCATCTTTTGATGCTGGCCAATTATTCTGAGAGATCAATTAAAACCTCAAGGATTGCAGCGGCTTTTGCTCGTTCAACAATTTCTGTCTTGAGCAAATTAGTCACCTGATCAAATTGTTGTAACACGGCCAATCGCTCCAAACGATCCATTGGGCATTGCCGTGCAGCTTCTTGAATTTCAATCTCTCTCAAATGTGCCAAATCAGCATCCCAATTGCCATCTAGCGTAAGTAACAAAGCATTGTAAAATTCGACATTCAGCGAATAACTATCAACCTCTGATTGTCGTAATTCAATCGGCGTTAATTCTTTTTCTATCATTTCATTTCCTTTGTTAGTCGTTAGATGAATGCAACGCCGTAAGCGTCACCTGTTGGAAGTGTTACCGGATTTGCATACTTTGTACCAAAGCCGGATGAGAATGGATATGCAGTTACAAATGGTGTTGTTGCATGAGCAATAGCAATGTTTGAGCCGTCAGCATTAAAAGCCACACCTCTACCCGTACCTGTTGGCAATGTGGCTGGGTTGGCGTACTTAGTGCCAAAACCTGATGACCATGGATACGCTGTAACATACGGGCTTGTTGCATGAGCTATTGCAATTGCAGTTCCGGCTGAGTTCCATGTCACGCTTGTGCCGGTGCCAGTCGGCAATGTGGCTGGATTGGCATATTTGGTACCAAAGCCAGCCGAGAATGGGTATGCCGAAACGTATGGACTAGTTGCGTGAGCAACGGCAATCGCCGTGCCAGCTGGGTTAAATGCCACGCCTAAGGCTTCCCCAGTTGGCAGTGTCGCTGGATCGGCGTACTTTGTACCAAAGCCAGCCGAGAATGGGTATGCCGAAACGTATGGAGAAATATCATGTGCAACGGCAATCGCCGTGCCAGCTGGGTTAAATGCCACACCATGACCTAAACCTGTTGGAAGTGTTGATGGATTTGCGTACTTAGTACCAAAACCCGGATTCCAAGGATAAGTCGAGACAAATGGCGTAGTTTCAAAAGCAACGGCAATTGTATTTCCAGTTGGATTGAACGCAACACCATAACCATTTCCGGTTGGTAATGTAGATGGATTGGCATACTTTGTACCAAAGCCATTTGACCATGGATACGCTGTAATGAATGGGCTAGTAACGTGAGCAACGGCAATCGATGTTCCCAATGCTGTAAATGCCACACCGCCGCCTGTACCCGTTGGAAGTGTTACTGGGTTTGTGTATTTGGTACCAAAACCAGCTGACCATGGATATGCCGTTACATACGGCGAGACATCGTGAGCAACGGCAATTCTTAATGCAACAGATTTGCTTGCACTAGCCATAATCCCCAGCATTGGTGACATTATGAAATATCTCCAAATACAATCCAAGAATTTGCGGCTAGTTTCTTGCATGTTGCACCGCTATTGGCAACACGTAATTTTGGTGTTGCGCTAGTTGCACCTGTTGAAATCACTGTTGTGGTTCCCGGTGTTACGGCTGCAATTGTCGGCTGACCTGCACCGGTAATCCAAAAGACGTTGATTTCTGTACCTACGGCAAAATTAAATGTGGCATCTGTTGGTATTGTAAATGCTTGAGATGTTGCAGCATTCATTGAAAATAAGTTGCCCTGATCACCTGATGCAAATGTGTATGCGGCAGTTTTGGCAGTGTATGTTGATGAAATCTTGGGAGATGAAATCACCGGTGCAGTCAAAGTTTTGTTTGTCAAAGTCTGGGCTGTTGTTAAATCAGCTGTGACGGCAGTATCAATTGAAACTGTCGGTACGGGGCCAGTCGGTGATGTGACTGTAATTCCCGTTCCGGCTGTGATGCCTGTAATGTCACCTTGATCATTTGCGATCCAGACAAAGTCCATGTCCGTGGCCGAGTTTTTGGCCAAAATGTAACCTGATGCGCCACCTAGTAAATCAGCCAATGATGTTGCTACGGCTTGTCCAAATACCTCAAAGTCTGCCGGTAAGTCCGTTACTAAATCCGTTGCCGTAGGCATTTGCCATGAAAACGGGGTTGTTGGATTGCTCATTTTTTCTCCTTATGCCACGACTAACGCATCAGCCCAATTTAGGCCGCCGCTGATTGTATTCCATGCTTCTGCCACTGAAACATCTTGCCATTGCATTGCTTGCAAGCTAAAGGCCAGCGGAGAAAGTAAAGCTGTTACAGAAACAGCGTTGTATGAGGCGTTGAATGACCAGCCTTCAACAAAGCCAAGGTAAGTGCCAGCGGCCATATTCAACGGCAAATCAGTTATTCGCATTGGTAATCCCATGAAAATGTTAATGAGCGCATCCCGATCAAGATCATCAATTTCAGAATTTGTTAGCTCAAAAGTAATCTGGTTAAACATCGCTTGAGGATAAGCACGTAGCGTTAAATAGAATGCAGCTTGAGCCTCGGCATCGGCTTGGTGCTTTACTGTCGTGCTAATAATTTGGGCCAGTCGGCCAAATTGTGCAATTGATGGCGCATCCAAATCCGTTACCTCTGATGCTGAATTGGCACCATACTTGAGAGTTATGTCATTGCGTATGTCCCCGGATCGAGTCTGAATCAAAAGTGAATTTACCAAGGCTTGAGCAGCTGAGACATCTGTGTATCCATTGATTGACAAATAAGTTGATCGGTGTGTGCTGTCTGCATAGCTGATTTGACCTTGAGCATTTTCATAAATGTAACCAAGTCCAGATGTTGCCAACGCTGCAACCAGTGAATAGACATCAGTTGTAGATGATGATCGCGCTGCAAGCTCATAATTGCCTGGGGTATCGATCTCACCTAATCCAGTGTTTTCTGCATTTTGCCATTGCTCCGTTGGATCATAGGTTGCCCATGTCAAAGCTGCCGGTACTTCATTCCATGAGTTGATCAATAAATCCGTGAGAATTGTAAGAATCTGATTACCATCAAAGTCTTGCGTTAAAACACCATCTGTTAAAGCCTTTGGCAATCGTGACAAAGCTCCAAGAGCTGTAATTGACACCGATTGATTTATCCCAATTACACCTGATGCCACAATACCGATGTCAAATTCCACAACAGTGCCACCAAAAATCGGCACAAAAGTCGCTGTCGAATCTTGTAACTCAATAGTCACTGAATCATTGATCTCAATGTCAATGCTTGATTGATCAAGGTTAATCAATTGCAAATTGGCATAACCTGCATTTGCCTGCTCATAGATGTTTGTGCGCCCAGATGTAAATGTCAAATTGGCAAGCGTGTAATTTGTGTATTGGATACCGCCAATCTTGACACGCCAAACAGGATTGAAAATTGTCACGATAACACCAAATTGTTTGCGCCATTTGTGCCTCGGTAGAAACTGTTATTTAGCACATTGATGATGCTGCGAGCCGTGCCTTCTGGATCGATGGCACCGCTTACATTGAGATTGATGGTTGTATTGCCAGCGCCCAAACGATTGTTTGGTGTGATCATGCCGGTGCCAGATGGTGTAAATAACTCTGGGCCGCGCTCGCCGACAAGGTATGAGGTGCCCAATTTAACAGGCCCACCCATAGCTTTACCGCCGCCAAAAGCATCACCCAATAAGCTGCCAACACCTTTGAGAATCGGATTGCTTGCAATATATTCAACCAGTTTTTTCATCATGTTGTAAGCGGCTGTTATGAAACTGACCAAGCTGGAAAAGCCTGTGACTAGGATTGTGACGGCTGTGGCAATGCCTTCAAGTGATGCTTTGAAAACAGTGCCCAAAAATGGTGCAAGATACTTTTTGGTGAATTCCCAGATTTGTTTTAATAAGTCAAAAAATGGTTTTAATTCCTCTGAGTTGTCTGCAATTACTTTTTTGATCTTAAAAAACGCATCTCGTAAGCCTTCAAGGATTGGTTGCACAACGCTACCAATTGCCGGGATAACTTCCTCATAAAGAAACTTCCACCATTTGACCAATATGGGCAACAGTTCATCTCTAATAAATACAAAGATTTGTGCAAATGCCGGCCCCAATGTTTTGCCTAAACCATCTGCAAATTTGGAGATGGCTGGGATACCTTTATCTACAAAAGTGCTGAGCAATGGTGTGATGGCATCCAACACGTACGATCCAACAGTTTCTTTTGCTTCATCAAATGCCACATTTAAGCGTGCCATTTTGCCGGCAAATGTGTCTGCCTGTGTGCTTGCTTGGCCTGCAAATGTGGCGGCTAGTGCAGATGTGGCAGCATCAAAATCTTTTGTTTTGATGATGTTTTCATCCAGCGGCACACCGAGTCTTTTCAACGCACCAAAATTGCCTTCATTTGCTTTTGCTAACGCCTCTGTTACAGCGGCCAAATCTTTACCGGTGCCGGCGCTTATTTCCAATGCAAGCTGTTGCAATTCTTGCGCCTTAGTCGCATCCTTTGTCGATCTGATCAAACGATCGAGCGATGGCCTTAAAATGTCATCCGTGATTCCGTTGGCCAAAGCTGTTTGAGTTATGTAATCCTCGGTTGCTTTAATCTGTGCCGTTGTTGCACCCGTGACATTTTGCAATGTCGTGGCCAATTTGGATTGAGCAGCTTCATCGGCAATTGCAGATTTAACGCCATCAATAAGCAATTTGCCAGCATAGGCGGCGGCAGCTGCGGCAGCTACGGCAAAAGCAACGGCAGCCTTTTTGCCAAATTCTCCAACCTTTGATCCAAAGCCTTCAATCTCATCTTGTCCGCCTTTAATTCCTTTTTTGAGATCATCAAAATCCGCATCAAATGTAATCTTTACTTTTGGAATTCCGGCCATTAGTCAAGCCTCAAATCTTTAATTATGCCTTGAACAATTGAGATATATTCTTTGGCAACAATGGGAGCGTAAAAATCAACAGCGTTGTTAAGCCAATAACCTTGACGATTTGACGGAGCTTTGAATCGGTTGCTGTATTTGCGGCCAGCTCTATCGATGCCAGAATGTGATCCGTACTCTGATCCCCAAAGCAATGCACCGGCTGGGGCTGCCGTACGACCGACCTTGTTGCCTTTTCCGCTTTTGCTTGCAGTGCCGCCGTATGGCCGACCGACTTTCTTAGACCCACCAATATCAACGCGTATCAATCGATCCCGTGGAATTGTAATAGATTGCAAAACCAGTTTTGTTTGTGGCGTTGGCGAGCTGTTGCCAAACATTGTAAGTTGTCCGGCAAATCTTTTGGATAATGGTTGGGCCGCATCTCTGACACGGCCTTGAGTTTCTTTGTCCATCAAATTGAGAGTACGAATTAAATTTGTTAAAGCATACGGCTCTAATTCAATGCGAAATGAGCCTTGGCCTTTGGTTGCCTTAAACGCCATTCCGTTTCTCCAATATCTCTAAAGCCGAAAGAATATCCTCTGCGCTTGTCCATTCGCTCATTGGAATGTGAGTAGCAATTGCCAGCTCAACAATCAAATGGCCTAGGCTTCCGCGCTTGTGACTTTTGGGTTGTCATCCCCAGTTGTCACATCTGTGACTGTCTCCATCCATATTTCAATTGACTTAACAGGCTTTCCGGCCGCTTCACGTTTCATTGCGTGATAAGCCAAAAACAACAGATCAGACAATCCCAATTTTTCTTGAATTTGTTGAATTGTAAAACCAGTTTTCTGCTCCCACTTTACAAATTCTGGCGGCTGTGCTGAGTAAGTCTCAGATTCGCCGCTGTTATATTCGATGGTGATTGGTAGTCTCATGCTCCCGATTCCTTTTCTTAGCTAATTGTTAAAACAGGTGTTGTCACACATGTGAATGATAGTGAAACAGTTTGTGCATCTGGTGCGCTGCCGCCGGCTGATGGCAAGATTGGCTGGACATCAAAAGCAAATGATGCTCCTGTGTCTGCTACCAATACAACAGGCAATCCTGTGTTTGGTGCGTTTGTTGCAGCTGTCCAAAGTGCTTCACACAATGATGATGCTGCTCCCCAATCGGCTAACATTTCAACAGCAAATGTGCCTTGAGTATCTGTCGTTGCATAACTTTTTCCATCTAAAGTTTGATATGTATTGATGGTTGAATCGACTGTCAAAGTCGCTGATGTTGCTTGAGCATCAAAATCATCACCGTCAATTGTGAAAGTGATGTCTCTGCCGGTAATGATTGTGGTCATGTTTTTTCTCCTTAGTCGGTATAGTACGTTGATACTTGCAAATCAGCTGTCAAGAAATTTCCCGCGCCGACTTCCAAAACTGTAGGTGAGCTTACATTTCCAACAACGTATCCAGCTGGCATTGTTGAAATGATTGATATCATCAAATCCTCAAGATTTGTTAAAGCTGCGGCGTTGTTAGAATAACCAACAACCCCAGTCACCAAAAGATTGATTTTGACTTTTGTTGTTGATCCATTGATCAACGTGCTTTCCAAATATGGTGAATCTGCAACCAAAACAATTGATGGACTTGTCATTGTTTCTGGAATGCCGTTATACACATTGGCTGCAATGGTTGAAAGTGTTGCCTGCAATGGTGTGCGGATGTCGGCTTCAATTGTCATAAACACATTGTTTCGACTTCAAGAAACGGCCCTAAGAGGCCAACAATACGGCTTGTGAGACTGCGGCCTAAAACGAATGGGCTCGGCTGGAATTGATCGCTCATAATCTGATTGCCCGGAGCTGTAACGCTTTGGAATACTTCTACTGCTACGACAAGAATTGCCGACTTAATGGGAGCAACGCCGGAATATAGATCACCAGCGGTTGCCCCATCAATACACGCCAACCCAGCCGGTATGACTGGGATCGTGTATGTGCTATCTGCTTCGCCCGTTGCAGATGTAAAAACAAATGGTGCAATGCGATCATCTGTGACTGTAACTGTTGCGTCATAAATTCCGCATCCTGTGATTACAACGTCTTGCCCCGGCACAAAGTAATTGACGCGCTGGGTTGTGTAAAAGGCAATTCCATTTTCTACAAAGACTTCTGTGACAGCTGATTGGTATCCGGTTAGTAAAGGCAAAATGGTTAATTCTGCGCTTTCAATCATTTGCTCAAGGTATGCGTTTGAGTAAAGAGAAACGGAAACGCCAAGAATATCGCGCAATTCTTGTTGAGTGACTATTTGAGGCATTTCCGTTCCCTTCTACTACTCGATCACGTTCGGGAGCGACCGTGATCGATGTTTATTGATTAGGTGAAGTTAAACGCGTTCGCTCCGGCTCCAATTTTTGTGGCGCATGCACCATAAGAATTGAGCGAGATTTCAACGGTGCCATCGGATGGCTTATTGACATCAAGACGGAAATTGCCGCTCTCATACCAAGAATATGATCCAGGTTCAATTACTAGCATTGAATCATCGCCTGTTCCAGTAACTTCGCCAGAATTATCAACAAAGAAATTTAAGCCAAGTACAACGCCGCGTTGTGATTGTCCATTGACAAGACCAGCTTGATTTGATGGCTGGTATGCATTAAAAAGCGGAATGCCGCTTGAGTTGTAACCCATGATATTTGTCCATTGTCCCGGTGATACCAAGATATTTTGTGCAAATCGCTGAGTTGCTGCATAGACGGCTGCGTTGGCGCGGCTGACGTATGCAATCAATCCTGCGGCTGTGTTGGCTGTTGGTGTGCCATCAGATGTTGAATCTGCTACCAATTGAGCTGCAACAAATTTGTTTTGTGCAAATGCCATGGCACTGCCCATGATTCGTACAAGCTCGTTGAAGAAATCCGGACTTGATCTATCTATGATCTCAGTCGTGAGAATGTTGCGTCCGGCAAAACGGCTGACTGGAACTGAAATGAAACTTGACTCGACGCCTGTATTTGAAACAGCTCCACCTTCTGCTACATCTGCAACAGTTGCAATTGTAGTGATTTTTGGAATTTCAAACTGAAGCCCAGCGTCCGGCAAGCTCCCCCCACGACTGATCGCATCAATTGCGCCTCTTGTTCCATTGCTTAATCCGTTGATGACTTCATTGAGCTGACGTGTTGGGTTAAAAGCTGGGTTTGTTGTGCCAAGATCATCATTTGCAGCTGCAACATAAATTGCAGATTCTGACATTGGGTTCAACTTAGCTTTGATTGAGTGTTCCATCCATGTGCCAAGATTGACAATTGGTGAACGTGGTGATGTGAAATATGGTGCTGGTTTGTTAGCATGTACGATCTGTGAAGCCTCTACCGATTCAACGGCCAATGCTTCTGTTTTTTCGGTAGTGGTTTCCACTGCGTCTCCTTCGGTTGGTGTTTCATCTGGTGTTGGTTCGGTTGTCGCTGCGACATGACTGACGCGAGCTTCATCGAATGCTGGGTTATGTGTAAGTGCAACGCCGACCAAAGTGGCTGAATTGACCACCATTGTGCCGTCCTCATTAAATCCATGATCTGAGACATTTGCTTCCACACTAAAGCCGTCTCTCAGTCCATCCATTGCTTCCTGAATGGCATCTGATCCGGCTGTTGTTTTTGAAATTTTGAATGTGGCGTTAATTGATTTGCCATCGGGTGCAAGCTCCATTGATAGCGTTTTGCCAATCGGCCGCTTGGAATCATGCTCCAAATTAAGTTTTACCGATGTTGGAATCAATGATCCAGATTTGAACAAAACTTTTCCGGTTGATGCGTTTGCCGGTGTATCAAATTGCACAATCTGGCCAGTGATAGTGCGTTCATCTGAATCGGCCGCTGTAATTGTAAATGGTGTTAAAACTTTCATCGGATCATTTCCTCTGCTACTCGGATTTCCTCTGCACTCAATGCTCCAACGCGATTGAGAATTTCATATATCTGGGCACGTTCTAAAGCTGAGCCGCGTAAGTAATCGTCCAACGCATAATCTGCACGCTGTGATGATGGCAAGAAATCTGGCATTGATAATCTTTTGGTAACGCTGTTCATCAACGGAATCAAAGAGAAATCCAAAAGGGTTTGTCGTGTTGTGCTGGCGTTGGAATACGTCATTGTCGATCCTGTTTCAGCATCGATGAAATAGGCCGGAATGCCTAAAGCTCTGGCGAGTTCGGTGGCGATGTATGAACGAGCTGCCGCCAACTGCAATTTTTCTGGGTCAAAACCTAAAGTTTCCAAAGAAATATCTGCATTGAGAAATGCGGTTGTGCGATTTCTACGACTTGCACCCCAAGACTCTAAAAGTTTGGCAATGCGATCAGCTGGCAATGCTGTTCCGTTAGATTTCAAAACCATTTGTGGAACAGGCTCACGTGCATAGAGTGCCGCTGCACGTTCTAATTCCGCACCGGTGCGAATTGTCATCCCAGCTCGGTTGAGCAACCCTTCATCATTTCCGTAAAACACAACCAAACTTCCAACGCCTGATGTTGGCAATGGCGTATGTCCATCAATTGAATAAGACTCAATCTCTGTTGAATCTGAATTTGTATTTATTGTGACGCGATCCGGCGAAATTCTTTGAACACTTCTAACTCTTAATGTGTCTGCAAATACTTCGGTGATCTGCCAATATGCATAGCCATGAAACAACAAATCCTCAAGCGTCCAAACGTAAGTGGCAACGCCGGGAATGCGTGGATCAGGCGTGTGGATGACACGCGGCGAATCAACAATCATTCCAGTCACGCGATCGCGTACCTCAATGCCAATGGATGCGATTGATGAGCAAATAATATTTCTGCCGCGAGCAATTGCCGGTACTGACATGGCCTCTTGCCTTGTAGCTGTGCGATTACCTCTAAAGAATGGCGAAAGTGAATCCAGCGTTGTTACAGGTGCAAGAGATGCCGAGACATCGTATGTCAGCTCTGTGACGGATGATGTTTTGACAAATAAGTCTCGGAATCCCATGCGAGAATTTTCTCAGGCTCAAAGCATTATCCAACGAGTATGTCAATCTCCGTCTCTGGGCGTGTCGCGTAAAATGTGGCTAATGCCGTGGCCACGGCCGCGCACACTGTCGTTTGTGATGCCCTGCGTCCTATAACCCAGCCGCCATCGCCATGAGGCAATCGAACAGCTGAAAGCATTTGTTTGGTTAATTCCTCATTGCCGTTATGCCGTAAACGATTTGATGTGATCGCCGATAAAAGCTGATCACAAGCCGTTGCATAATTGTGTCCATCAAAATCCATAATTGGAATGCCAGCCGGTACCAATCGGCCAGCTACAGATGTGGCCGTCCTTTTGGAATAGGCAATTGTCTCAACTGGATATTTCTTGAAATGATCGGCAATCTGATTGGCCATTTCTAAATCGTTGAGAGATACCGAGTTTTCCCATGTTCGGATCAATTTTACCACAAATTTGTCATTACTGAGCTTCTGGGCCGCGACTAATGCCCCTGCTCTACGGTCCGGCGATAAATCAAGGCCAAACCATGTTGTTTTTTCTGGATCAAGCTGTAAAGACTCATCGGCACATTCTTGCCATGAAATTGCCGGTATGACTGCATCCTTTTGATGAATCCAGCGGCACAAGACTTCCTGTTGGACAACGTGCGGTGGATCGTTAAGAATAGCGCGGATATTATCCTCATGAACTGTATGGCCCAATGCTGGATTGCTTGCCACCCAATTCTTTTCATCGTGGATGTCATCGGTATAGCCTGACCATTCCAAATAACAAATCGAATCCGTGCCGCCAACAGCTGCGGCCATGCCTCTTTCGCGTAGCTGATTGAGTACCACTGAGGTTTGATCACCGGCTGTCGAAAACGTCCATACCTGAGGGTTCCGAGAAGCCATCATGGTATATCTCAAGCTGGCAAACCCATCCAAATCTTTCATCTCCGAAAGCTCATCCATATACACAACCTCTGGCCTAGAAATTCCACGCGCCGCGCTGTTGGATGCTTTGACCATGTAGCGATTACCGGTAATCGTCACAATTTCCTCTGATCCATGTGCCCATCGGATAACTTGAATTTGTTTCTTGAGAGACTCATTTGTCTCAATGACTTTGACAATCTGCCGGAACAATTCCAAAGCCGTTGAAAGCCGGTGAGCTGATGAAATCTGCAACGGCTCATTCCACAAAAACAATCCAGCCAATGCCCTGACCAATAACAGCGTGGACTTACCTTGTTGCCGGGCTGCCACAATGCAAATCTCAGAATGCTGCCAACGCTGATCGGCCTTAAATTTATGAGCATGATGGATCACAAATTTTTGCCACGGCATCAGCTGGATGCCAACTGACTCAGCGAATGCGATCATCTCATCGCCTTTTGATGGCAAATCGTTAAGCCTTGAGTGAATTCTTGGCGTAGGTGAGCCAATTAGAGACTTTACTGGCTCCACGGCGGTATCTAAATCCGATTCCGTCCTGATTGAGCCTGATACGACCTTGAGTGCCCGTTTTGCTACCGGCTTAGCCTTAGTCATAACTTATCGTCTCGTTTGTTGGTGAAAGAGAAACCC